GTTTTTTAACTATAGAAGTTACATCAACATTAATGTCTAGACTTTCTCCAACTAAAAATTGTTGAGTAACATAAAGACTACTAGAAGTATACCAAGTACCTCCTCCTTGAGTTAATAAAGAACTTATTGAACCTGTTGTGTCTGAAGCAAACTGACCACTTGATGACTGCCACCCATGTGCTACTGTTGTATTATTTCTAAATTTCCAACTAGCCCCATTTGAACCTGTTGGTAGGTTTGAGTATCTACCTGATCCTTCATCCCATGATTCTGAAACAGCATATATATTTAGATTTAATGTTGATATTAAGTTTTGAGGATTTGCAGAAGTAAGATTAAGATTAACTTGTGTAGTTCCATCATTAAATTTAGAAGATCCTATAATATCTTTTATTGTATTTTGTATTTCTTCATTTTTAAATGAAATTAAAGTTCTTGTAGGATATAAAAGGGTATCTGTTGTTCCTCTTTCTTTTAGTACTTCTAAAAGTTCATCATGTCCTGCATTCATTTTTTTTCTGTCAGGATGACTATATATTGTTGTGTCTTTTTCTGGAAATAAAAAATAATATGCCATGGTTAATATGTTATTATACGTCCTTTAATATCTCTATTAGGAAATTTTAGTTCAAAAATACTTGGATTTAATGAAGGATATATTACTCCATCTTTAGTTGCTGCATCAAGTCCATAACTATATTGAGAGTATCCTTTAGCAGTTTCGTTTTGGTTTTTAAATATTGCTCTTTCTACAGTTTGAACTCCTTTTACTGCTCCTATTACATTCATAACTTCTGAAGTTATTATGGGTTGATTTATCTGCCATTTATCTATATGGAAAAAAGATCTTAATTCATTAATACAATCTAATATTGTTTCTTGATTGCTGTAGTTTTTGTAAGTAGTAATTTCAAAATCAAGTGAAAAATTAATTACAAAAGCATTTTTTATATTAACGGCATCTGTCATTGTTCTATATTGATCTAAATAATTTCTTAAATTAGTTTTAGTAGCTTTATTTAAAGTTGTTAATTTTCTTTTTTTAGTATATCCTAAAATATACAAATTCATAGCTAAAGGATTAGGAATACGGTTAGGTTCTGTTGTTAAAGGAGATATTTGATCATCTTGGGTTATATAAGCTTTAGTTATACTCCCAAAACGAGGAGGCATCATTAAAGTTCTAACAATATAATCTTCTTTAGTTACTGTTCTACCTTGAGTAGCATAATTAGCTATTGTATTTAATCTTAAATCATCATTACTATCTCCATCACCCCCTCCTCTAGCAGGATGTGTATTAGTAGCAGTTAAATTTGATTTAACAAAATTTAACATTCCTTGATTTATTCCAGGATTAGATTTAATTCTCATCTCCCCTAATTTAACAATTGTATTACTACTTACATTAGATCTTATTCCTCCTCCTCTTAAATAATTTACAGTTAAAGTTGTATTTGAAGGTGCTGTTCCGTAAGTTTTTGTATATAAAAAATTTGAAGGATCATATGTTTTATCTAGTTTAGATAAACCGTCTTTAATACCTAGCCCTACATTATCAGGGTTTGGAATTATTTGTTCATCTGAGTGAGTGTTTGTTCCTGCTCCAAATTGTATTTCAAGTTTATCATTAGGTCTTATTCTAGTAATAAATCTTCTTGGAACTTCTTTTATCTTTAACAAATAAGGAGTTTGATGACTGTATTGGTGTAAAGAAGGATCATTAGCTGCATTGTTAGATATTTCTTCAAATATAGTATCTTGGGCTAAATAAGGTACTTCATTCCATTCATTTCCATCTGTATCTTTTACTGATTCGATACTTATTATATTTTTATCATTTAAAGATATTGATTTAAATTTTTCAGCTGATCCTATAGTAAATGTTTGAACAGCAGGTTCTGCTGATATAGCTGATACTTTTTTTGTTAATAAATAATATTCAGGGTTGTTATTAGTATCATATTGATATATACTTGCTGTAACATTACTTAATGAAGAAGAAAAATTAAAATCAAAGTCATCAGTTAAATAAAAAGTAGGTCCTTCAGTAGATAAAACAGTAGAAGACTTCATTATTTTTAAAGCATAATCATAATCAGGTACATAAGCATCATTATTATTCTGTTTAGAAGGTACTAATTGAGATATATCTAAATCAACAGCAGCAGCTGATGTAACTTTTGGTTTATACCCCATAGCATAAGCTAAGTTAAATAAATTATCTCTGTCTTGTGCTAACATTAAAAATGTTTCTTGAATTTGGGTATCTGTATAGAAGGATAATACATCTCCAACATATGCTGCCATTTCAAGGAACATCATACTTGGATTACCTTCACTAAAATCATTAAAGGTATTAGGGAAATAAGTTTCAGCAAAATCTAAAAGCTGGGATTTATATGTATTAAAATCCTTACTTAAATATTTTACATCTCTATTCTGATGTTTATTTGATACTTTGTTATAAGCCATGTTTTTATTATTTTATGATCCTGCTACAGTTACAATGTCTTCGGACCCATCCACAAGACATACATAATATACCCCTATAAATATAGTTCCTTTATCGTTATCAGCAGATATATCTACATCTTTTATAATTATATTTGTCATCCATTTTTCTGCTTGGTTTCGGATTTTGGATTTTAGTGTTTCTTTATTTATTTGGTTTTCAAATAATAAGTTTTGAACTCCTACACCATAATCAGGTAAGTTTACCCTTTCTCCAGGATATGTTACTAAAAGATCAATAAGATTAGTTCTTATTTGTTCTTTTATTGTATTTGTTCCTGTTTGTAGATTTGTTTTATCTAAAGGATAAGCTACTCCTAACTTTATGTTTTGTCTAGTATCGAAAGGATGAACTCTTTTTATTATCTGAGCCATTTATTTTATTTGTTTTTTCTTTTTTTCATTGCTTCCATTAAACTACTATAATCTCTTGTTACAGCATCTACTACTGCTTTAGGAGCAGCTTCTACAGGTATACCTCCTACAGTAGAAATGTTTCCTTCTACAGAAACGGGGGATGCCCCTCTATCTAAATTTGTATCTCCTTGAGCTGTTTCATTTAATAGATCATTTAATGTATTATTTTTTGAAAATGGGTGGTTAGGTTTATTAGGTGTTGTTTTACCCATAATTTGTTTTTTTAAAGAATTATCTATAAGAGATTTTTTTACATGTAAAGAGGATTGTTCCTCTATAATAGGTTTAATATTATCTTGTAAATCTTCTTTAAGTGATTTTATTTCTCTACGTAATGCATAGTCGATTTCTTCTCTAACTATTTTTCTAATTAAGTTTTCAAATGTTTTTGCTTTCATAAGTAATTAACTGTTTATTATAAATATAACTAATTTTCAGGATTATTCTGAGGATTTAATATTCTAAATCCTTCATCATAATATTCATCAAAATTTTCTCTAAGTGTATATACTCTTTCAAGAGCTTTAGTATGACCCCCCTCTTGTAATTGGTTATATACATCTTCATATTGTTCTTTTAAAAGGGTCATATATTCTTCTAGGTTAGTATTTCCTGGATTTATTGTATTATCTGTATTTGTTTGTGTTTGAGATTCTATTAAATTAACACATGATTCTTCACGTTGAAGAAGAATACTAGCTATGTAAACTCTATTTTTTACAATTTCATCTCTAACAGTAGATATTTTATCTTTAATTTCTATTATTTTATCATTTATTGAAATTGCTTTATCTATATAAATTTTAAACATAAGCGGTATAGTTGCAAAAAGAGCTGCAAATTCTTTTATTTTGCCTTTAGCTATTCTTTTTCCTTCACCTACTTGATCTGTGACTAATCCACTTGAAGTAGGTCCTGAATTTGCTGCTAGTAGTAAAGGGGCTAATGCTATTACATATTTTAAAGTTTCAATAATAGGGGATAACATATCAATAACTCCTTTTATTTTACCTATAGGTCCTTGTTCTTTTGTTATTAGTTCTAATTTTCCTGTGATTTTTTCCATTTTAGTTATAGATTTATTTAAAATAACTTCTAATCTACTTAACTTACCATCTATTCTATTATAAATTTTCATAAATTTTTCATTACCTTTATCACTACAAGCCTCTTCATTAATATATGATTGAAGTTTTTTAGCTAATTCTTCTTTAGTAGGTATTTGTTTTTTTAGTTCTAATAATTTTTTTTTACCTTCATTTCGTACTTCTCTTTCAGCTCGATTTACTAAAGCATCTATTTGAGTATTAATTATATTTCTTATTTGTTGAGTTGCCATTTTAAACTAATTTTGTATTTGAACTTAAAATACCATCTAATTCCCTCATTATATCTTGTAAATTTTGATATCTACCTTGTAAAGCTGCTGTGTTGGCAGGATTAGGACCTGTAGGGGCCCCAGGGACAGAAACCATATAGGTTATCTTAAATTCTATATCATTCATAAGACCCATAATTTGGTTTATTATTCTACGTAAAATATCTTGAAGTTCATCTCCTAAAACTGCAGGTTGTGTTGGTAATGTATTATCATATTCTAAACCTAAATATATATTTGGAGAATTTATTATAAAAGAACTATCATTATTTGGACTTGTATCAAAATGAAAACTTCCATTAGTACTAAATCCTATATCTTGTTTTGAAAATAAAAGAATAGAATCTTCTTTAGCATTAAATATTAATCTATCTGAATTTATTAATACTTGCTTTCCTTGGTATGAATTTGGACTTAGTGGTATATATGCCATTTTGTTTTTTTTATTATATTCCTATATCGTTATAAGCTCTATTAATTTTATGTGTATATTCTCCTACTCTATTTGTTCCATCTTCTTCTTTATATCTTTCATGTATAGATTCTACAGTTGTAGCTACAGATATTTTTCTTAAATTATATCCTTGAGCCCATGAAGCATGAAGCCATGAAAACGAACTTTTTCCTGCAGTATAATTTCCCTTTTCAGGGTATTCCCATATTAATTGGTTCCAACTATTTGGTAAATTTTCAATACACCAATTAAAAATGTCTCTACTACTATGAGTACTACATGCTAAATCTACTGCTAATCCATAAACATGTTGTGATGTTGGAGAAGCTCCTATAGATCTGTTTAATAACATACATCTATATCCAGAAGATATAAATATATTATCAGGACCAAAAGCATTTGTTAAGGGAGATATTATGTTTTGGTATAATAAAGATAAATTATTATTAATATAGTCTGCTGTTAGTGCAGGGTTACTTTCTATATCTACCCCAGGGTAATTTGATATCCCTCCATCAACAGCTGCATCTGAATGCCATAAGTGTTTATATTTAAATCCCATTTATTCTAAATTTTGGTCTGCTATATCAGTTAATCCATCAGGAACATTTGATAAATCTATATCATCTAAATGTCCTGTTGCAGAATTTTCAGTAGAAGATACATCATGGTAGTCTACTTCTTCTTCTGATAAATTACTTAATTCATCTTCCTGTTGTAAGTCTTCAGCTGGTAAATTATCAGGCTCATTTAATGTTATGTCTTCTTCTACTTCTTCAGACATATCATCATAATCTATTTGAGGTTCTTCTTTTTCTATTTCTTTAAAAATATCATATCCATAAGATTCATCATGTAAAGAAGCAGGTTGAAAATTAGATATTTGTTGATCAGAACATAAATAAATACTTGAATCATCTCCATTTATATTTTCTATAATATGTTCATAAGATTCACCTTGTTCATCTCCTATTTGTCCATTTCTTATAATTATAATAGGACTACCTATACTTGTTCCCTCTTTGTATGTTGAAACATTAGCATGACTCCATTCATTAGGATGGGGTGTTTTTTCATTATCTATAGTAGATCCAAACCTTATAGATTGTCCAAATCTACCTTCTATCATTATATCTCCTTCATATGGTCTTAAAGGTCTTATATTTTCTTGATTTTGAAAATATTTACCTTGATAAAATTTTCCGTTTTCATCCATAGTATCTGGATAAGCATTACTTGAAGGAGATTTAAATATAGATTGAGGAGGTAACCATTTATAGTCACGACTTCTAAATTCATTATATCTATCATTAGGAGCTCCTAATACATGTACTATTTCTCCAGGTACAGGGTAATGAGAAAAATTAAAATATAAAGGTTTAGCATGTAAAAGGGTATTATTATCTTTTATAGGAGAAAGCTCATCAATAAAAGTAAATAGTATTGTTCCTATAGATTCTTCTTTTCCTAAATCTTCATATCTATGATGGTTTTCATCTAATATGATATCTTGAACTCTAGCGTCCTTTAATTGTGCCATCTATTTCGTCTTTTGGTTCTGTTAATTGTTTAGGTTTTTCTACTGTTTTTGCTATTTCTTCTGCTACATCTTGTAGTTGATTTATTTCTTCTTCAGTTAATAGTCCCCCATCTCCTGTACTTGTAGCTCCCGTAGATAAACGTTGAACTATAGCTGCCATCTTTATTAATTGATCATCGTTTTTAACACTAATTTCCATATATTCTTTAATTAAAGGTACTACTACTGTAGCATCTCCTAAAGAAGTAATAAGAGGACGTAATTCAGCTATTAAACTAGCTAATTGTTTTGATTTTTTAGATTGGTTTTTATGAATCTCTTTTAATAAATCTGAAAATGATTTATCATCGAATATTATTTGATTTAATGGGTCCATAATTATTTATTTATTATAAATATGGAAAGTTTTAAATTCTTACATATCCTGTTTCTCTATATTCTGTGTAAAGTTTTTTATATACTATTTTTAGGACTTTTGTTACTTTAGTAATAACAGGAGTATCTACATCAGTCATTTCACGAATATAAATGTATAAAGCTTTTTTATTAAAGATTTCTAAATTTTCTCTACGTTTAAATAAAGTATTAATAGCATCACATACTTTTCTATCTTTATTTTTTTTAAATAATGTAAATATATGTTTATCAACATATTCTGTAAAATAATCTATAAAATCTTTTATATCTTTTTTACGTTGATCTCTACCTAACTGACGAATAACTCCATCATCTTCATCAGCAGCCATAACATCTACTGTTATTTTTTTCTTTTTATAGTTATTATTATTGTAAAGTATAAGATAATTTTTACCTACAATTGAAAAATAACTAAAAGCTTTACTTCCCTTTGAAGGGTCAAAATAATCTAATTTTTCTAAAAGAAAACAAATTACTTCATGTTTTAAATCTTCTAAATTATCTACTTCTGTATAGTAAAATTTAAATGTATGTATAAGGTTTTCAGCTAATTTATATAAAGCATAATGGATTCTTGTTCTATATATTTCGTCTCTTTCATCTTGATTTGAAGATGCTAAATATTCTGCTATTGCTGCTTCTGTATCTTCTGTGAAATATCTTTTTTTAGTTCTTTTTCTTCCTCTTTTCTTTTTAGGTGGAGGAATAGAGTTTGCATCCAATTTAATTTTGGTTTTAGTAGTCATATTTTTTATTTAAGTGTAAATTCGTTTAAAGCGTCTTGAATTTTCTTTACTTCTTTAAAAAACCATCCTATTTCATCATCAGAATAAAATACCCCTTTATTATCAATTTGTTTTAACCTTTGATCGCATTCATTTACAGCATCACTTTGTTTGGTTATAAAATCTTCTAATTTTTCATTTTTAATAAGTAAATTTCTAAGAGCAAAGCTTAAAGCTGTTGCTATTATTGTAAGTATTATTGTTGATATTATCCAGCCCATAATTTAATCTTTAAAAAACGAATCTATAACATCTAAAGTAGCATTAGATAGATTCGGGTTATTTTTAGTATTTATTTTTTTAGCATTTCTCATTGTTTTATCTCCCTTAGAACCATTTGTAGGTTTTGATTGTTTAGGAACTGCATCAGTTGCATTATTCCAAATTTCATATTCAATTTGAGCAGCCATATGGTCTGCTTGATGCATAAGTAAAGGTAAATGAGAACGTAATTTGGTTTCTTTCATACCTGACATAAAGTAAAATTTATTACTTTCATCATATAAACCATCATGTATTTTAATACCAATAAATTCATTTTGACTTACCTTAACACCAATTTCTTGTAGTAAGAATAAAGATCGTTCTGGTATTTTCATAGCAGGAATATCAGTATTAAATTTATAAATTTGACCTAATTTATCAATATGCCATTGTGAATCATTTGGTTTATAGTATTCACCTTCTTGTTGGCCCATTTTACCTAAATCATGGAATAAAGCGACGAAATGCATTTCTTCAATTGTGTA